CGCACGACCGACATGTTCGCGCACGAGGTCCGCGACGCCTACGAGCAGACCGCGCAGCAGGCGGACTTGTTGGAGGGGGTGAAGTGATCGCCTTCGAGATCCCCGGCCCGCCCGTCGGCAAGGGCCGCCCGCGCGCCTTCCGCATGGGCAACAGCGTGCGCATGCACACGCCCGAGAAGACCGCGAGCTATGAGTCGCTCGTGAAGCTCGCCGCAAAGCAGGCGATGCGAAGCGCAGCGCCGATGGCATTTCCGGTGGCGCTGTCGCTGGTGGTGATGTACGCCATCCCCAAGAGCTGGAGCAAGCGCAAGCAGGATGCCGCACTGGCCGGCGCAGAGCGCCCGACCACGAAGCCCGACGCGGACAACGTGGCCAAGGCGATCTCCGATGCCTGCAACGGAATCGTGTGGGTCGATGACGCGCAGGTCGTCGAGCTGCACGTCAGCAAGCGCTACGGCAGCGCCCCGGGCGTGATGGTCGAGGTGAGGCCCGCATGATCTGCGCCCACTGCCGCCGCCCGCTCAGGCGCCCCGCCGCGATGGTCGGCAAACTGGCGTTCGGCCCGGTGTGCGCCCGACGGCTCGGGCTGCTGGCGCCGCCGTCGGTGCGGCATGCGGTGTGCGATGTGCGGTATCGGGTGGAGCGCGACGAGCGCACGCAGGACCTGTTCGCGGGGATTGCGGCCTGATGGCGTACCGTGTCGGCGAGGCTCACCCACATGCCGTGCTGACCGACGAGGAGGTCGACCGGCTGCTCGAGGATCGCGGCCCGGACCACGCGCCGCGCATGAGCTACACCGAGCTCGCGCGAAAGTGGGGCGTGTCCAAGTCGTGCGTGCGCGACATCGTGACCGGCTCGCGCCGCGGCCGGCTCGCTGCCGAGCGTGAGGTGGTGAAGCTGGAGTTCGTCGTGTCGCTGCCAACGCGCAGCAAGATCATGCGCCGCGGTGGCGCGAAGTGGCTGGAACAAGTGGTGGCGCAGGCATTCCGCGAGTGCGCCAGGGAATTGGAGGAACGAGAGTGAAGGAGCGCGGACTGACACCGAAGCAGGCGCGGTTCGTCGATGAATACCTGAAGGATCTGAACGCGACTCAGGCGGCGATTCGTGCGTGCTACAGCGCGAAGACCGCCGAGTGGATAGGTCCGCAGTTGCTTACGAAAAGTCACGTCGCTGCAGCGGTTGCGAGCCGAATGAAGGCGCGCGAGAAGCGAACCGAGATTACGCAGGACCGCGTTCTGCAGGAGTACGCGCGGATCGCGTTCCTCGATCCGGCGAAGCTGTTCGACAAGTCCGGGCGCCCGCTGCCGATTCAGCAGATGGATGAGGACACGCGGCGCGCGATCGTCGGCGTGGACGTGGCCACCGTCGGCAACGACCAGATGGGCGTCGGCGAGGTGCTGAAGCTGCGCCTGGCGGACAAGCGCGCCGCGCTCGATTCCGTTGCGCGTCACCTGGGCATGTTCAACGACAAGCTGGACCTGAACGTCACCGGCCCCTTGGCCGAACGACTCGCACGAGCCCGCGCGCGCAATGGCTGATCCCGAGCAGGAGCTCGTCGAGCTGGCCGCAGCCTGTACGCACGACCCGGTGCGCTGGACACAGTTGGCCTATGACTGGGGACACGGCGAGCTGGCAGACTACGACGGGCCGCGCGACTGGCAGGCCGAGATGCTGGCCGAGATCCGTGACCACCTGCAGAACCCGGCCACGCGCCACCAGCCGCTGATGGTGGCCAGGGCATCCGGCCACGGCATCGGCAAGTCGGCCGGCATCGGCATGGTGGTGAATTGGGCGCTTTCGACCTGCGAGGACACGAAGGTCGTCATCACCGCGAACACCGACACGCAGCTGCGCACGAAGACCGCGCCCGAGGTGGGCAAGTGGCAGCGCCTGTCGATCACCTCGCACTGGCTCGACGTGCAGGCCACCAGTGTGGCGGCGCGCGACAAGGACCACGCGAAGACTTGGCGCGCGGACTTCGTGCCGTGGTCCGAGCACAACACCGAGGCGTTCGCCGGCCTGCACAACAAGGGCAAGCGGATCGTGCTGATCTTCGACGAGGCCTCGGCCATCGCCGACAAGGTGTGGGAGGTCGCCGAGGGCGCGCTGACCGACGAGGGTACGGAGATCATATGGATCGCCTTCGGCAACCCGACGCGAAACGTTGGGCGCTTCCGTGAGTGCTTCCGCCGGTTCAAGCACCGCTGGAAGGCGCGGCAGATCGACAGCCGCACGGTGGAGGGCACGAACAAGGAGCAGATCGCCAAGTGGGCGGCCGACTACGGCGAGGACTCCGACTTCTTCAAGGTCCGCGTGCGCGGCATGTTCCCGTCGATGAGCGCGCGCCAGTTCATCGGCGAGGCTGACGTGGCCGCGGCCTATGGCAAGGTGCTGCGCCCCGAGCAGTACGAGTTTGCGCCGGAGATCCTGACGGTGGACCCGGCCTGGGAAGGCGACGACGAGTTCGCCGTCGGCCTGCGGCAAGGACTGACTTTCCGCATCCTGTGGACCACGCCGAAGCACGACAACGACCTGGTGGCGGCGCGCGTTATCGCCGACCTCGAGGACGAGCACAAGGCCGACGCGGTTTTCGTTGACGCCGGCTACGGTACCGGCATCGTGTCGGCCGGCCAGGGTATGCGGCGCGACTGGACGCTGGTGTGGTTCGCGGGGGCGTCCGCCGACATCGGGTGCCTCAACAAGCGCGCCGAAATGTGGAAGGCGGCCCGCGACTGGCTGAAGTCCGGCGGTGCGCTGCCCGACGATCCTCAGTTGCGTGACGAGCTCCAGGCGCCCGAGATCGTTCCGCGAGCTGACGGCAAGGTGCAGATCGAGAGCAAGAAGGACATGAAGACGCGCGGCGTGCCGTCACCGAACCGGGCCGACGCGCTCGTGCTCTCGTTCGCCTTCCCCGTCGTCAAGCGCAACCCGCTCGACGCCTACCGCAACGACCGCGGCAGCCGCGGCGACTACGACCCCTATCGCGCCATGCGCTGACGGGGTGCGCGTGGTTCGTGCGCGCGCCCGTATCGTCGCCGCCATGGCCATCGAAATCCGCGAAGTCCGTGTCGGCGACTACCTCGACCAGGTGGGCGCGCTGGCCGCCCTGAACTGGGCGGAGACCGGGTTCGACTTTCCGCTGGACCTGTCGCGTGCGCACTACGAGGCACTGGACGCGGCTGGCGTACTTTTTGCCCTGGCCGCGCTCGATGACGGCGCGCTGGTGGGCTACTGCACCGCGGTCGTGTCACCACACCCGTTCAACCCCGCGGTGGTGTGCTGCGCGTCCGACGCGCTCTTCGTGCACCCCGACTACCGCAGCGGCTCGACCGGCGCGCGCCTGATTCTCGAGGCCGAGCGCGTTGCAACAGAGCGCGGCGCCATGCGCATGCTGTGGCACACCCGAGCGGGCACGCCGCTGGCCTCTGTGCTCACCCGGCGCGGCTACGAGCCCGCCGACATCACCGTCATGAAGAGGCTGAATCATGGGAATTGAAGCGGTAATCATCGGCGCCGCAATTGCTGGCGCAGGCGCGTCCGCCTACTCGGCGAAGAAGGAGTCCGACGCGCAGAAGAAGGCGCAGCGCTCGGCCGAGGCGATCGCCGAGAAGCAGAAGAACCAGGCCGAGCGCGAGTTCAACCGCGCGAACGCGAAGACGCCCGATCTTGCCGGCATCATGGCCAGCAACAAGCGCGCCGAGGGCGCCGGTAGCACCATGCTGACCGGGCCGCAGGGCGTTGATTCGTCCTCGCTGACGCTCGGCAAATCCACGTTGCTGGGCGGCTGACATGGCCACGCACGCGGCTAGGCTAGCTCCCGAAAACCCAGTCCTCGCCTGGGCTGCCGCGCGCACCTTTTTTGCGAGAGTGATCCGCGAGGCGATCCATATGAGATTCATTGACTTGAGCGGCCAGCGGTTTGGCCGACTGGTGGCGATTGAGCGCGCGCCGAACAAAGGCAAGCGCACGATGTGGCGCTGTAAGTGCGACTGCGGAAACGATGTTGTGACGGAGGCATACCGGATAAAAAACGGCATCACTTCGTCTTGCGGCTGTTATCACAGAGAAGTCTCCGCAGGCATTTACTCAACCCTCAACCGGACGCACGGCGCGACAAACACGCCAACCCATCGGTCATGGAATCACATGCTTGGCCGCTGCACGAACCGGAATAATCACGCATGGGAGCTTTACGGCGGCCGAGGGATCTCTGTGTGCGAGCGATGGCTGGTGTTTGAAAACTTTCTAGAAGACATGGGCGAGCGCCCGCCTGGCACATCAATCGACCGCATAGACACAAACGGCAATTATGAGCCTGGTAACTGCCGGTGGGCGGATGCAAAAACGCAGGGCGCAAACAGGCGCGGGACGAGAGCTTACGCATGACAAAAATCGAAAGGGACAAACTCTTTACGAGATGGGGCGCCCTGAAGGCGGAGCGAAGCTCATTTGTCACGCACTGGCGCGAGATCAGCGACTACCTGCTGCCGCGCTCGGGGCGGTTCCTCACGACCGACCGCAACAAGGGCGACAAGCGCCACAACAACATCTACGACTCGACCGGCACGCGCGCGCTGCGGGTGCTGGCCGCCGGCATGATGGCGGGCATGACGAGCCCGGCGCGCCCGTGGTTCCGCCTGGCCACGGCCGACCCCGAGATGATGGCCAGCGAGCCCGTCAAGGTGTGGCTGCATGACGTGCAGCGCCTGGTGCTCGACGTGTTTGCGCGCTCGAACACCTACCGCGCGCTGCACTCGATGTATGAGGAGCTGGGCGCCTACGGCACGTCGGCCTCGATCATCGTCGGTGATTTCGACAGCGTGATCCATCACCACACGCTGACCGCAGGCGAGTACGCGATCGCCTCCGACTACCGCGGCAAGGTCCAGACGCTTTACCGCGAGTTCGATCTGACGTGGGCGCAGAGGGTGGGCGAGTTCGGCCGCGACAAGGTGAGCCCGGCGGTGCGCACTCTTTTCGACCGGGGCAACCTCGACACCTGGGTGCCGGTGATCCACGCGATCGAGCCGCGCAGCGACCGCGACGCCACCAAGCGCGACGCGCAAAACATGGCGTGGAAGTCGGTCTATTTCGAGCCCGGCTGCGAG